CTCGCGCACCTGGGCGAACAGGCCGTCAGGAACATCGAGATCTACGCACAGGGCACGGCCGACGACGAAGCTGTTTTCGGCTACCAGGAACGCTACGCCGAGTACCGCTACAAGCCTTCCCTCGTCACGGCCTCCATGCGCTCCAACCACTCGCTCTCCGTCGATGTCTATCATCTGGCTCAGGACTTCGAGAACCTGCCCGTCCTGAACGAGTCGTTCATCGAAGAAGACCCGCCCATTGACCGGGTTCTCACCGTCGCCACCGACACGGCTGACGCCTTCTACGGCGACTTTTACTTCGACTTCAAGTGTGTCCGGCCTATGCCCACCTACGGCGTGCCCGGCCTCATCGATCACTTCTGATGGGTGTCGGCGAAGCTCTCATCGGCGGTGGCGCCGCGATGTTCTCCACCGCCCTCCAGGCGGGGATGACGAAGCGCGCGCAGATCCGTGGCAACCAGTACGCCGTCCACAACTACAAGCATCGCTACCAGTGGGGCATGGAGGACATGAAGGCCGCAGGCCTGAACCCCATGCTCGTCTACGGTTCCGGCGGGGCTCCTGGCAACGTCGGGACCGGTCAAGGCATGGGCTCCATCTCTCCGACCAACATCGCTCAGTCCGCCCGCGAGGGCATGCTCATGCGCAAGGAAGCGACCGTCAAATCGCGCGAAGCTGAGCTCAAGGCGATGCAAACCAACGAGTCCGCTTCTCGCGAGGCCTACTTCCACAACATGGCTGGCCGCGAGGCCCACGCCGCTGACAAGGAGGCCTCTCTCGCCGAAGCTGCGCGCCTGGCCCTCCCCGGCGCTCGCAACATGGCGTGGCTGCAGAAGCACCCCCAGTACCGCGCCAAGATGGCTGCGGATGCCATGCTCGAAACCGCCCACTCTGCCAAGGACCTCGTCAACCCCATGGCCTGGATCTTCGGCGGCGGCCGAGGCAAGATGAAGCCCGGCCAAGGCCCGACGAAGATCGACCGCAACAAGGGCCCTCGCATCCCCATGTGGCAAAACCCGACCTACGGCTTCTGAAAGGAGCAACCCATGGACCCCGAAACCGGAGACCTCCGACCCTACCCCCGCGTGCGCAAGCGCTTCACCGGGGAATCCCGCACCAAGCAAAGCTTCCGAGACGAGACGGACATCAACGTCATTCTCGCTCGATACAAGGAGACCGGGCAGGTCACCCACGTCAACGGCAAGACCGCCGTCTACGGGGACTTCTCCAACGCCCAAGACCTCCTCTCCTCTCTCAACTCGATGCACCAGGCGCAGGATGCATTCGACCAACTCCCCGCAGCCCTTCGCGACAAGTTCTCGCATTCACCCGCTGCTCTACTCTCGTTCGTCGATGACCCGACCAATCGCGCCGAAGCCATCGAACTCGGCCTCCTCGCCGATCCCAACTCTCCCCGTCCGGACCCGCAGGCGAAGCCTGCCACGAAGGACTCCAGTCCGCCCTCCGACCCTGACCCGGTCACCACCGAAAACACGTCTCCGCCCAAGGATGGCGAATAGCCTTCCGCTCTGGCACACTTCTCGCCTCGTTGTAAGTGTGCCAACTGACACCAACAAGGTGTCCTAACCCCTGGAGTACCCCATGCGCCGAAAAAAGATGAAATCTCGCCGATCCAAGAAACTCTTTTCCAAGACCGCCGGCTCGAAGGGCAAGAACCACCGCGCCGCTCCCATGCGCGGAGGGTTCCGGCTCTAATGCCCTGCTTTCACCCACTGGCGCGTCTGTCCGACGGACGCTTCACGTCCTACGACATCACGTTCCACGGCCGTCACGACGGCGTACAGGTGCTCCCCTGTGGCCGTTGCGTCGGATGTCGCCTGGAACGGTCGCGCCAGTGGGCCACGCGCATCATGCACGAAGCCCAGATGCATCCGCGCAACTCGTTCGTCACCCTGAGCTACGACGACGCCCACCTTCCCGACGGCGCGACCCTGGTCCTCAAGCATCAGCAGGACTTTCTCAAGCGCCTCCGTCGGAGGTTGCCGGATCCGGTCCGGTTTTTTCGCCTGTGGCGAATACGGCGATGACCCGCCGCCCGACTGGCCCTATCGGCTGGGACGGCCTCACTACCATCTCTGCCTGTTCGGGGAAGACTTTGCGTCGGATCGCGTTCCGTATCGCAAGAGCAAGACCGGCCACCAACTTTACACGTCCGAAACGCTCACGGCCGCCTGGTCCGACAAGCAAGGCCCCATCGGCCTAGCCTGGGTCGGCTCACTCTCTTTCGAGTCCGCCGCCTACGTCGCCCGCTACTGCGTGAAGAAGATCAACGGCGAAGAAGCCAAGGCCCACTACGAAGGCCGGAAACCCGAGTACGCAACCATGTCTCGCGGAGCTGGCGGCGAATCCCGAGGCATCGGCTACGGCTGGCTCAAGAAGTACGGTGACTCCGACGTCTTCCCCCATGACGAAGTCATCGCACGCGGCCACGCCTCCAAGCCCCCACGCTACTACGACAAAGTCCTCAAGGACGAGGCCCCCGAGGCCTACGAAGCACTGAAACAAAACCGCCTGGAGCAGAAGCTCGACGAAGAAAACTTGACCCCCCGCCGTCTCCGTGATAGAGAGACGGTCACTAAGGCGCGCATGCGCCACTTCAACACGAGGGAAAACCAGTGAGCGACGAAGAAACCGATTCCAAGCCCGCCTGGGTCTCTTTCCTCATTCACGTTGCCGTGAAGGTCTTCAAGTGCCTGACCGGCGACAATTCGGGAGCATCATGACAGTCATCTGTGCCGTGTACGACAGCAAGGCAGAGGCGTATCTCACGCCGATCTTCCAACAGTCCCGAGGCACCGCGCTCCGGGCCTTCCAGGCCGCCGCCCAGAAGTCCGATCACGACTTCCACGTCCACGCGGGGGACTATTCCCTCTTCGAGCTGGGCCTCTGGGACGAGACGACCGGCCAGATTCACATGCATGAAGCCCCGGTCAACCTGGGCCTGGCGCTCCACTACATCGACGCCGCCTCGTGACGCCCGAGGAGCGCATTGAAGCGCTCAACATGCTCGGCCTGGGTCTCCGCAAGGCGCAGCGCATCTGCGCCGAGTACGAAGATCCCGAACTCGAAGAACTCTCCGAGCGCCTGTACGACATGCGTGGCATTCTCTCGGAAGTCTTCAAGGACCTCGACGGTCCCGCCATCATGAAGGAGTACATGCAATGAGTTTCGGATCGGGACGCTCGACCACCAGAGGACAGAAGGATTTCGCTCGTGTGCCGAGCGTCTCGGTCCCTCGCTCAGTCTTCAACCGCTCCTGCGGTTTGAAGACCACCTTCAACCCCGGCATTCTCTACCCCGTGTTCGTGGATCACGCCCTGCCGGGCGACACGTTCTCCATGAACCCCACGGCCGTCGTCCGACTCACGACGCAGAAGAAGCCCATCTACGACAACCTGTCGCTGGACATGCACTTCTTCGCGATCCCGTACCGCCTGCTCGGCGAGAACTGGCAAGAACTGTGCGGTGAGGAATCGAACCCCGGCCAGATCACCGAGCGCCTGGTCCCGACCGTTACCGTCCCGTCTGGCGGCTACGACGAAGACTCCATCTTCGACTACATGGGCATTCCCCCCGGCGTCGAGTTTCGCGATCCGGCCACGACCGGCGATCAAGACGAACGCCCCACGGCGTACCCGCTGCGCGCTTACAACCTGACTCACGTCGAGTGGTTTCGAGACGAAAACCTCGTGGACAAGGCCCCCATCAACGTCGATGACGGTCCCGACGATCACACCGACTACACCCTGTTGCGTCGCGGCAAGCGACACGACTATTTCACCTCCTGCCTCCCCTGGCCCCAGAAGGGCACGGCCGTGTCCCTGCCTCTGGGCACCACCGCTCCGGTTCTCTCCTCCGGCGATGGCATCCCCACATTTGACGTGGGCGGTGCCTCCAGTGGTCTCGGTCAGGACTCTCACGACCACGGCCTCGGCGGCGGCCCGACGCCGTACATCGGGACGTACTTCCCGGGAACCAACAACATCGACTCGACGATCGGCTGGGACGATCCCAAGCTCGAGGTCGATCTCTCCACGGCCACGGCCGCCACCATCAATGAGCTGCGTCAGGCGTTCCAGATTCAACGCATGTATGAACGCGACGCTCGCGGCGGCACCCGCTACACCGAGCTGCTTCGCTCGCACTTCGGGGTCATCAGCCCCGATCAACGCTTGCAGCGCCCCGAGTTTCTTTCGGGTACGACCTTCTCGATCGTCCAGCACCAGGTCCCCAGCACCCTCGACTCCTCGCTCGTCAGTCCGCCGCGATCGCTTGGCGATCTCGCCGCCTACGGACAGGGCGTGTCCAACGGCGGCGGCTTCGTGAAGTCCTTTGTCGAACACTGCGTCGTCCTGGGCTTCATCTCCGCCCGCGCCGACCTGAACTACCAACAGGGCCTGGAACGCCACTGGTCCAAGCGGACTCGCTTCGACTTCTACTGGCCTTCTCTCGCGCACCTGGGCGAACAGGCCGTCAGGAACATCGAGATCTACGCACAGGGCACGGCCGACGACGAAGCTGTTTTC